GGTGCTGTTAGTGTAGACGCAACAACAACTTCAACAAGTTCAACAACTGGTGCATTGAAAGTTGCTGGCGGTGTTGGTGTTGCTGAGAACTTACACGTTGGTGGTACACTAGACGTTACAGGCGCAACTAATCTTAACGACACAACAAGTTCTACAAATGCAACAACAGGTGCATTGATTGTCGACGGTGGTGTTGGTATTGCTGAAAACTTAAACGTTGGCGGCGATGCTACTGTTACAGGTAACTTAACAGTCAATGGTGACTTAACCTATGTTAACTCAACAGACTTAACTGTTACAGATAAAAATATTACTATTGCTGATGGCGCGGCAGATTCTGCTAGTGCTGACGGTGCTGGTATTACTGTTGACGGTGCTAGTGCAACAATCACATACACACATGCAACAACGTCATGGGACTTTAACAAACCAGTTAAAACAACCGACGCTACAGACTCAACAAGTCCAACAACAGGTGCTTTATTAACTGCTGGTGGTCTTGGTGTTGCTAAAGACTTATTTGTTGGCGGTGGTGACATTGGTACTGACCAAACAACGTTTAACTTAATTAACACAACTGCTACAACACTTAACGTAGGTGGTGCGGCAACTGCTCTTAATTTAGGTGCTTCAACAGGTAATGTTACTGTTGCTGACGGTTTGGTAATTACTGATAACACATGGGGTGTTGATGCTTACTTTACAGACGTGACTGCTAGTGCAGACATGAACACTGTAACATTAACAACAACAGGTACTACATCACTTAACTTAACTAGTGCTGTTGCTTTAAACAATACACCAATTGGTAATGCTACACCTTCAACAGGTGCATTTACAACATTATCATCAAGTGGTGAAGCAACATTTTCAAGTGCAACAGTTAGTGACTTAACTGCAGGTCGTGTTACATACGCTGGTACTAGTGGCGCATTAACTGATGAAGCAGGATTTGAGTATGACGCTGGCACTGATACACTATCAGCAGTTAACGTTACATCATCAGGTACTGTTACAGGCGGCACTTTAACTGATGGAACTGCTTCTTTAGCAAGTGGCTCATTGACATCAGCAGTTAATGTTACAGCCAGTGGTACAGTAACAGGTGGCACATTAACTGATGGAACTGCTTCATTAGCAAGTGGCTCTTTAACATCAGCCGTAAACGGTACATTTAGTGGTACTGTAACAGGTGGCACACTAACTGATGGAACTGCTTCATTAGCAAGTGGTGCATTAACTGGTGCTACAAACATTACAGCAAGTGGTACTATAACAGGTGGTACTTTAACAGATGGCGCATTTAGTGTTACAAGTGGTGCTGTTACAGGTGTTACTACATTGTCAACATCAGGCGAAGCAACCTTAGCAAGTGCTATTGTTTCAGACTTGACAGCAGGTCGTGTTGTATATGCAGGCACATCAGGTGCTTTAACTGATGAAGCAGGCTTTGAGTATAACGCTGGCTCTGATACATTAACAGTAGTTAATGTTGATGCTACACAAGTTGACGCAGGCAACTTAACTATTACTGGTAATGATATTACTGGTTCAAATGGTGAAGTTGTTGTTAACGATGCAGGTGCTGACATTAACTTCCGTGTTGAAGGTGACACAGAAACTAACTTGTTAGTAGTTGACGCTGGTAGTGACTCAGTGTTAATTGGTACAGCAACAGCAACAACTGAGGTAGCATTTAAAGTTGGTACTAGTGACTCTATCTTACTACCAGTTGGTCCAACTGGCGATCGTCCTACTACAGGCGTTGCTGGTATGTTACGTTATAACTCAACAACTAATATTATTGAGTTCTATAACGGTACTGATTGGCAGTCAGCACAAGGCTCATTTACTGTAATTGCTACAGAATCATTCAATGGTGATGATTCAACAACAGCATTTACTTTAAGTTCAACACAAACTACAGCATCATGTATTGTAAGTATTAACGGTATTGTTCAGTTGCCAACATCTGCTTATGGTGTGTCAGGTACTACATTGACATTCACAGAAGCACCAGCAACTGGTGACGTAATTGAAGTACGTCAGTTAACAACTACAACAACTGTTGCACAGTTAGCAGATGGCACATCAAGTATTAGTGTTAGTCCTAGTGACGGTGTTGATATCGTTGTTGACCAAACAGGCGTTACAGTTGGTACATCAGCAACTACAGTTGACTCATTTGCAACATCAACATACAGAATGGCAAAATATGTCTTAATGGCAGAAAATGCCGCTGGTGATGAATGGGAAGCCGCTGAAGCAATCGTAGTACACGATGGCACAACAGCGACATTAACTGTGTATGGTGTAACAGCGACAGGTGCTGACAGTTGGACATACTCTGCAACAATTAGTGGTGGCAATGTATTATTACAGGCCACTGCTGGTGAAGCAAGTACAACAGTTAAGTTCCAACCAACTTACATTAGAGCATAATAACCAACTTATAAGGAAACGATAATGTTAGCAGTAGAAAAACTATACAGAAGCAACTACGTTGAAGAAGACGTAGTTGTGGAAGGAGCACTTGTAGGGCAGAAATGGACGTTTACGTCAGAGACTGTTTCTAACCAAGTGACTAACAATCAGATTTCCAATAAGGCAGTTGTTATAGGTAACGGGTTATCTAGAAACGATATAGATCTTACAAAACTCATAGGCCACCACAGTGGCCTATTGGGTGCTGACACATTACAGACTTATGCTTGTAATGCGGCATACAGAGATTTAAATCCAGATTTCTTAATCGTTACATCACCAGTAATATGTAAAGAACTTGCGACACATCCATATAGAGAATCTCATGTTGTTTATACAGACCATCAGTGTATGAAGGCTCATCCGAATAAGTTTTATCTTATTCCACATAACCTTTATTCAGATGCAGGAACTATTGCATTAAGAACTGCATGTTTTGATGGACACAGAAAAGTCTATATGGTAGGTATGGAAGGTCACGACAAATCAGGTTACAATTATAATGTCTATGCAGGCACAAATGGATACGAAGGTGTTCATAGAACCAAAGACCAAGTAATTGATTCTAACCAATGGGCTCGTGACAAAGCACAAGTTATGACAGCATATGACAATGTAGAATTTTTCTGGGTAACCAGTACTGGTAATTATAATGTACATCCTAGTTGGAACGCATTACCAAACTTTAGTCAAATCAAAGTTAGAGATTTTATTTTAAATAACGATCTATAATTTTTAAGATTAAAAAGATAAAAGCACCTCCGGGTGCTTTTATTTTGACTATAAAACCGCTTCTAGAGTTTTAATTTTTTGTGCGATTGCATCAAATTTAATTGTGCGATAAACACCTGGGTGCAATGGCTTAGGATGATCTTCTAGTTTAACCCAGCAGTATCCGCGATGTTCATTGTTTAGTTCAGGAACAAATTCTGTATCAACTGGTGTTATAAATGTATGGTATACAAAGTTACCGTTCTCGCTGGTAAACTTTTCCACAGGAATTAGTCTAGCATCATGTATAGTACCACCTAGTTCTTCTTGAATTTCACGCATAAGGCTTTCGGTGATTGATTCATTATGTTCTACTTTGCCGCCAGGCAAACCCCAACTACCTTCAAATTTGTGTGAATTTCTTAGAACAAATAGATATCTTTTGGTTTCTGTGCAGTAGATAAAAGCACCAACGTTGACTAAAGGACCAGTGTCCATACGCCGTTCTTGTACTCTCCTTCGTAACTCTTGACCCATTGACTTCCTGTCCACTTATATTGAACTCCAGTTGTTAGATTAGTAGTATATTGTACACTCTTTTCTTGTTCACTGTCAAATGTAACTACCCATGCAGAACCATCCCACTCAATGATATCATAGGCATTGGCTACAATATTTTCACCACCAGTGCCTTGCCATACTTCAGGACCATATCCAGTAGCATTATCAAAATCACCAATTGCGTTTAACAATAAGAATCTTGTGCCTGTGGTTTTGGCCGCTACTTTATCTGGTGTAGTAGCCGCAGTTGGATCTATAATAGAATTTACAGAAGGTATAGTGTTTACTGGCAGTGTGTCTACATCAGCAGTAAACAACATTATATATGGGTCGCTTGGGTGATATGCCACAGTACCCACTACTTCATTGCCGTCGTCCATTTCTAACCTAATCTGACTAAATCCATTAGTTAATTCACCATATACGTTGATCAGATCTTTCCAATTTTCTTTTCCACCTACTTTGGTCTGTGGTAAGGCTGTTGGATCTCTTGGGTCTACAAACTCTTCTACACGTAATAATTGTAGTTGATTACCTAACAGAGTAACACCATAGTCCATTGGTGTAAAGTATTGTCTTTGACCTATAAGTTTAGTACCGTCCGCTATTGATAGATCTAGATCACCTGTGCCATCATAGATGCTTGATACAATTTTGTGAATAACACCAAGTTTTTTAACTTTTGCTGGAGATGATATCCAAATTGGTAAATCAAATGTTAAGGTAGCAACATCAATTGGGTTTTCTGTGCCAATTGGTACTGAACGTGATGACCAGTTAACACCTGTTAAGAATACTGCACTTAAACTAGACCAATCAATGTAGTTGTCTGTTGATTGTATTTCTAATGCAGGGTTAAACAGAGTACCTATTTGTTCAATTAACTGTAATTTTTGTTCTGTGTTTGATGTCCATATATCTACTTTAAGTTCTAGTCTATATGGTACAGGCATATGACGTTCAACAGTAAACGCATCACCCTGTCTATTTTCATAACTTTCGGTATCTTCGTTGTAGTATTTTTGTCTGATGTGCATTTTACCTATAAAGTTAGGTTCTTGCACACGCTCTCTATCATAGTTTAAAGCACTGACATAGACAGCCATTGCAGGTACACTTTGCATAGCACTTTCACTGTTGTCACGTAAAATATTAGCAACCATACGACTACTGTCACCGTAGAATACAGGAACCTGTTGTAGAGTAGTATTACCTGTACGGTCTTTACCAAACTCAACTTGAAAGTTACTTATCATACGAATAAACTGTACAATAAATCGTCTTATCTGTCCATCATAGAAAAACTGTTGTGCCATATTAATCTGCCGTTGGTTTCAATGCTTGACTTAATCCTACACGTTCTGGATCTGTATTTTCAAATATTGCATATTCTACTACATCACCACTGACAATACTTACATTACTTGTGATAGTAATCGCAGTATTACCACTGCTGTTACTCATAGTATTGTCAACTTTAAAGCCGTTTAACTGTGTTCTTACACCATTTGTACTAACATAAGCAATTGAAGTTTCAATTAACTTACTACTCATACTAAATGATGTTGTTATAGTATTGCCTGGAACAACATATGGTTGTGCGGCTCTAATAGCATCATAACCAATACGTCCTGACATGTATTTTTCTGTATTGTTAACAAAACTACTGCGTTGTGTTTCGTTAGTACTACCTGGTGTCAATGAAGTTCTCACATCATCCTCAACTTTTGTCCAGCGTTTACCATCAAATCTAAATAGTCTGTTTGGTAGGTAATCTAATCTTAAGAAATATGCTCCTGGTTGTGGTGTACTTGGGAAACTCAATCCTGTTTGTACAGCAAAACCATTTGGAGGAAGAGCATCACCTGTCAAGTATCCTGATACTTTAAGACTTGGTGATGTAATTGTATCACTAGCATCTGGAGACCCATCATTGTCACTAGCATCTGGAGATCCATCACTGTCACTGGCATCTACATTATTAATGTGTCCAGGATACCCTGTGTCTAATTCAGGTTGTACCCAAATACTGGTAGTGTCATAGCCTGATTCAGGAACATCATTTTCTGCTTGTTCAATGACTTTTTCGTTAATATCTTGATATTTGTCAAATGTACTAAGCAGTTCACCTAGTGTACTGTTAGTGTTTTCGCCTGCTTTAATATTATCAAGTATATCTTTGTATTCTTGTGAGTCAACCAATGGTTGTACTTTAATACGCCATAAGTGCCCATACCAAGTTGGAGCAAATCCTTCTGCGGCTCTGGTAGCATCTTGAACTACATAGTACCGTTTAAGTGCGGCTGGTACAATATCATCAGGATCTAACGGATAAAAGTCTTTAAGATGTGGTAACTCAATAACATCACCTACCATAACTTTACGACCCAATGTTTCTACCATGTCATTCATGTGTAAAACAATAAACAGAGTATCACTGGTTAAGAATAAACCAAACTGTGTTAGATCAAAATCGTTGTCATTGATACGATATATACCACGCATTTGATAAACACTGTCATCATACTTGCGATCTCTATTTTCCAAGAACAATAAGTCTTGAATGTTCTTTTCACTTTGGTTTAGATACTTAGGTTGTGTAGCATCTGTTGATGTGCCTTGATCAATAGGACCAAGATATTTGTGAACATTAATGTCTGTACCGCCAATGGTAAACATTTCTGACATTCTACGGTCAAAAAATTTGTAGTCATTTCCGTGATTTGGGCGCCAAAGGCTTAATCGTGGCATTAGTGTTATCCGTTATATTATCATAGTATTTATCGTTATTGACACTCTAGGTAATTGAATGTTATAATTAGTATTATGCAAATAGAAACTAGTTTAGACTGGCAAACAGTATATCCCAAACTTATTAAGTTAGCAGAAGGTACTGGAGAACATCAGAAAGATATGAAAAAGATTGTGAAAAATCTTGAAACAATGGTAACTGAACTAAGTATTGAAGAAGTAGAATGCAGACGTAAACAACAACAGACAAAGAAACATAAAGAAATAGTAACTAGAATCAACGAAGAAATAGTTAATTATGAACAAATGATTACATTTGGTACATTATTAAATGGTTGACAGTATTGTATACGTCAACTATAATATGTTAAATGACTATTGAATTATTAGGAAATAAAATGGCAATTAAAGTATCCAAGAAAAAAGGCGGAGTAAAAATCGTCACAGACAGAACTGGTAAACAGTACGAACCTAAATGGGAAGAAGCAGACTCTTGGTCTGGCGAGTATTTTAATGCCTATAAGCATTCTGCGTTAAATTATTATAGAATGGAATCTAAGAGTGCTGACAGTAAAAAATGGGTTATTGCCTGGGTAAATCACAGTGACCAATGGAAAAAGCATAGTAAACTAATTAGTAAAAATTCAGATAGTCAATTTTCATTAACCTTAGGTGCTATTTGTAGAATGCTAAGTTTAGGCATGCCAGCAGAACACAAAGCACATAAAGAGTATTGGGAAAGTTTACCTGGTACATCTGGTGAAGCAAAAAATCCTTTAGATTTTATTAATAGAAAATTAGAAGAATTGTTACTAGCATCTGAAGATGTATTTGAAGAAATTAAAAAAGATAAAAAAGAAAAAACACAGCAACCAACTATTCAAGATCGCATGAATGAAATTGCCAACAAACATATTTTACATTTTGAATTGTTTGAAGATCGTTTAATAGATGGCGAAACAGTAAACGACCCTAAAGCATTTGATTATCTTAAAACAGAGAAT